AAGTTTGCGGAGCTTCTTAAAATAATCGACATCGTAGCCTGAGGTAACAGTGAGAGCCATACTGACACCTGAAGTTGCGCCAATGTCCGGGGTGGTACTGTTTCGCCCTGGAAACGAACTGCTGTGGTTGTTTCGCCGTGGCAGGGTGGTGATTGAAACGCCTTCCGAAGCAATCAAGCACCTGCCATCCGGGTTGATTCCGGAAGCACACCAGCCACTGACAGATGATGTCAGTATGCAGGGGATTTTCCTGAACGAGCGGGTTATTCAGCGTGCTGGTGGACTTAGCAGTCTTGATGTCTGGCTGGAACGTAAATTCGAATGCCAGTGGCCCCACAATGACTGGCATTCAAAGGACTTTACGGTGATGCGTCACGCGCCCGGAAGCATTCGCCTTTGCTGGGGCTGTGATAACCAGTTGCGTGAACAAACTACTGAAAGACTGGCAGGAATTGCCATGCAGAACCTGGTAAAATGGCTGCTCGAAAGGGTGAATATTATGCTGGGCTTTGGCGCAGACCATACCCTGACGCTGCCGGAGTTCTGCTGGTGGATGGTACGAAACGATCTGGCTGACCTTATTCCTGAATCAGTGGCTAACCAGGCGCTCAGGATAAAGCCTGAATCGCACAGTTCAGTGATGCGGGAAAGCGACATTGTGCCGTCATTACAGGCGACTGAAATCCTCCAGGAGAAAGTTAAGAAGATAGTCTCGGTGAAGGTCGATCCTGAATCACCGGAATCTTTCATGCTGAGGCCAAAGCGCCGCCGCTGGGAGAACGATAAGTATACCCGCTGGGTGAAGTCGCAGCAGTGCAGTTGCTGTAATAACCCGGCAGACGACCCCCACCACCTGATAGGCCACGGACAGGGTGGAATGGGTACCAAAGCGCACGACTTGTTTGTGATACCGCTGTGCAGAGCACATCACAATGAGTTGCACGCTGATCCTGTGGCATTTGAAGCGAAATACGGCGACCAGTTGGTGCTGTTGTTTCGGTTTTTAGATCGTGCGCTGGAAATCGGCGTATTAGCATGAATAGTGGAGAAAACATGCGTGATATTCAGATGGTTTTAGAGCGTTGGGGTGGATGGGCCGCGAGCGATAGTTCTGGCGTGGATTACTCACCAATCGCTGCTGGCTTCAAAGGACTTCTTCCCCAAACAAGCACATCCCGCTTGTCATGTACTGATGACGATGCCCTAATTATTGAGGGGTGCTTAGCTCGACTTCAAAAACGCAAGCCATATGAGCATTCGCTTTTAGTTGCGCATTATCTCTATGGCATCTCAAAGCGGAAAATCGCGAAAGCGCGAAAGAAAGACGAGAAGTTGATACGCATTGAGATACAGATGGCCGAGGGATTTATTGAGGGTTGTCTATCTATGTTAGATGTAAAATTGGAAATGGATTGAGATACAGAATGCGCATAGTATGAAATAACTATGCGCATTACATTATGCCATCGTAACAAAATTCATCAAAGGAGTTGCGTTTATTATTATGCTTTTTATAACAGGGTATAAAAGTTCATCGCCATCGAAAAAATCGAAAACTATACGTAGTTCTTTCTCTTTTTCAAATTGTTTTGGTTTTATGAACTTGATGCTATCAAAAATCTGAACGACACTGTCAGTGTCAGTATAAATCATTCGGTTATCTATTATGCAGTTTCTTTCTGTATATACTATCTCTTGTATTTTAAAGTGTAACTTCAAATCTTTAATTGGGGTTTTCTTGGTGAAAATCTCTTCGCCGTTTTGCAATTTTTTTGATATTTCCTTTAAAAAGCAAAATCTGATTATTTCCGCATAATTAAATACATTTTCAAACCTGAAGTACCACATTGAATTATAATCTTCAAAAATATTTGTGGATTCATTTGGGTTGTCTAATTTTGAAATGCAAAAGATGAATCTATTAAATGAGCTGTAATTTACAATCGAGTCATGTCTCTCAATCACTAAATGACCGGGCAAAATAGCGCTTTTTTTACCCAGGCTTAATTTATCAACGGTGATTGACATATGAGAGTGATGGTTATTGAATAAATAATTAATGAATGGTATCGGAAGGTGTACGTTACTCAGTTTCATATGTGTACGGTAAGTGCCTTCATATTTATCAAGAATTTGTTGCTCATATGTATCTCGGTATTCTTGTAAAGTGCCGATTCTTAACGTTCCACATACTCTAAGGTTATGCTCTTGTTTGCAACTTTTAACTAAAAACATGATTAGTTCCTTTATGCAAAAAAATTTTGAAATGGCTTACGCGGTCCGCAAATAGTGAAGTATTATGCTAAGAGTGGTCACAACGACACAACACTTATCATAAAAAAACCTCGCCACGGCGGGGTTTTGTTGTTTCTGAGGGCTGCTAATAGGCGGCCTTTTTGTTTCCCCTCGTTCTGAGAGGACTCATGGCGATGATGTATTGACCGCTAGAATGGATTAGTTGTAACTTATTATTGTGGTGAATCCTTTCTAAGCGAAAGGGCGTTCCAGTCAACTGCTATCTGCAGGTATGCGCGCGGCTTTGCTGACTGGGGTAGAGTCACCGGGAGGCACCCGGCACCATGACAACAACAATACAGTTTCAAATTCCTTGAGAGCCTGCCGTAAAAAGCAGGCCTTTTTTTATGAATTTGCAAACTGCTGCTACGCTTGAAATGTGTGTTGAAGGTAATTGCCTGATGGTTCTCCTGAACCGTTGTGAACCAGCCCGATACTGTCTCACTCAGGTCAGTTAGCAAGACTCACGACTACCTACCTTACTTACTAATAGTCACTCATTAGCCCGCCTTCAAAAGCGGGCTTTTTTTATTCCCCTCATCACTGAGAGGATTCACGGTAATAAGAGGGGGACTAGATGTCCGATCCTGTTTCTGGCACGACAGTAGCGGCTGGTGGTCTGATGGGGGCCAGCATGTTCGGCCTGGCAACCGGCATAGATTACGGTGTGGTGTTTGGCGCATTCGCTGGTGCGGTGTTCTACGTCGCTACGGCGGTTAATATCAGTCGCCTTAAGCTGGTGGGCTACTTCATCACCTCATTCATCTTCGGCGTTATCGGCGCTCCACTGCTTGGCTCTTACTTCTCCAAATGGACGGGGTATAGCGACAGGCCACTTGATGCGCTGGGCGCGGTAATCGTAGCCGCTATTGCTATTAAGCTGCTGACGTTCGTCAACAGTCAGGATTTGGGTAGCCTGTTTGGAATTCTCTCGCGTTTACGTGGTGGAGGGGCCAGCAATGGTAACAAGTGATCCGAGTGCGATGGCAAACGCAATTATCTCTGCAGTTATCGTTATTGCACTGATGTTCTACCAGCGCGGCGGGGCGAGACATCGCCCTCTGATATCGCTGATGGCTTATTTCACGGTGCTGGTATACGCCAGCGTCCCTTTCCGTTACCTGTTCGGCCTGTACCATGAATCGCACTGGTTCGTGGTGCTGGTGAACGTCCTGATATGCGCCGCCGTTCTCTGGGCTCGGGGAAACGTAGCGCGCCTGGTTGATGCACTGAGGCACTAATGAACCAATCACAATTTCAAAAGGCGGCTGGGCTAAGCGCCGAGTTAGCTGCGCGCTGGTTTCAGCCAGTCAGTGAGGCGATGAAAGAGTTTGGCATTACCAATCCGGTAGACCAGGCGATGTTCATTGCTCAGGCTGGACACGAATCAGCAGGTTTCACTCTGCTGGTGGAGAGCTTCAACTATCGCATTGCTGGACTGGTTAACTTCATCCGTGCGGGACGCCTCACTGCAGACCAGGCTAACGCGCTTGGACGTCGCCCGGAAGAGCGAACATTACCGATTGAGCGCCAGCGCGCCATTGCTAACCTGGTATACAGCAAACGCATGGGGAACAACGCTCCAGGCGACGGCTGGTTATACCGTGGGCGTGGCCTTATCCAGATTACCGGCCTCAACAACTACCGTGATTGCGGAAACGGCCTGAAGGTTGATTTGGTTAAGCAGCCTGAGCTATTGGCCGAAGATGTTTATGCAGCCAGAAGCGCGGCGTGGTTCTTCGCTACAAAGGGATGCCTGAAGTATTCCGGCGATGTACTGCAGGTGACGAAGATTATCAACGGCGGAACGAACGGACTGGAAGATCGCCGAGCTCGCTTCGGTCAGGCCAAAACGGTACTGGTGTGAGGTTGATATGGGATTAGAAACAATCATTGGTCTTGCTGCTCTGGTCATGGCTGCTATCGCTGGTGCTTTTGGCGTTGGTCATTCACGCGGCACCAGCAAAGCGGAAGCCAAAGCAGACCAGCAGCGCACCGAAGAAAAGGCCTCAGCCACTGAAGCAGTAGCCGAACACCGGGTTGAAGTAACCAAAGAGGCCAGCAATGTACAGCAGACTGTTAACCGTATGCCTGATGACGATGTTGATCGCGAGTTGCGTGACACGTGGAAGCGCAGCTCATAAGGGGCGAATATGAGGAAGACAATCGACCTAACCGGTAATCATTACGGAAAGCTGACTGTGCTGTCCTACACCAACAAGGATAATTCAGGCGTTTCTATGTGGCTGTGTAGTTGTGAATGCGGAACCGAAAAAGTTATTAGGTCAAATGCACTCCGCTCTGGCAGGACACAATCTTGCGGGTGTATGTCTGGTGCAAAACACGGGCATCGCAGACCGTCAGAAACTTCCCCCACATATATAAGCTGGCTGTCAATGCAGCGGCGTTGCAATTATCCCGGCGATGCGTATTACGGAGATTATGGTGGTCGTGGAATTTCAGTCTGCGAGCGCTGGGGTAATTTTGGATCTTTCCTGAAAGACATGGGTGAGCGTCCGGCAGGTCACACGCTTGATCGAATTGATGTAGATAAGGCGTACTCACCAGAAAATTGCCGATGGGCTACACCCAAAGACCAGGCAAGAAACCGACGAAGTAACCATATGCTCGATACACCAGCTGGTCGAATGTGCATTACCAAAGCAGCCGAAACCTATGG